TGGAAGCCCCAGATGCGGTTTTCTGGGAATGTAAGTGATACATAACCAGCTGGCATCAAAGGAACTTCAACTAATGGAAGACCTAGAACACGGTATGCGATTGGGCTACCAAGGGTCTGCGGAGCAGTACCATCAATAACACGCTCAACAATACGCTCGGAATTCAAGTTACCCGAAGAACCAAGACCGTTTACAATTGCTGCAACGGTTTCGGTGTCTGCGTAGAACTTCATGTTCGAACGAGAGCCACGGTACTTACGAGGCATTGCAAGAACAAGTCCCTGCAAGGATTCAATAGTTGTACCGTATGTTGCTGAATTACCATCAGCTTCGATTGAAACGAAGCCTTCAAGGATGTTAAGGAAGCTGTTTGTACCAGTTCCTGTACCATTGATAGCTAGATCTTCAAGATCGTTTGCAAACGCACGAGTCATTGTACGGACCAAGTGATCCTCAAGACCTGCACCTTCGATATTATCTTCAAGAGCTTCGCTAGATACTTCCCAGTCAAGACGAATCTTCTTGGTGGTTAGTGATACCTTGGTAAACTGAACATCAGCATTTGTGTAGGTTGCATCAGCCTGGGCTGCTGCACGAATTACACGCTCTCCAACATTCATCTTTTCAAGTTCAGTTGTATTAGCTCTCATCGTGACTCTACGACCATCTTGGGCTAGTACCTGCTGTTCAAAGATATACTCGATAAACTGACGTGACTGTTCAGGCTGCAAAATACCGCCATCAGACACTAGATCACCAACTGGGTTAGTATTGTCAAGAATTCCAGCTGCTGGAGTGCTTACTCCACCAATACCACCAGATGCGATAGTACCAGCTGCAGCCGCTTTTTCTAAAATTTCATTGTTTTCTGTCATTTTTTATTTCACCTCCAGTTTCTCTTAATGATATAGGTCAGCGGAATTTAGGAAACGTCCACCCCACATAGACCCTTTTTGTATTTTTGTTCCCTGAACGATCCCGCCAAGATCGCCAGACTTACGGACAGCGGTTTCGTCTTCTAGACCGTCTACACGCTTTCCAAACTCTTCAAGACTGCCTCTTACTCCAGCAACTTCTTCTGCTACTGTGGCGTGACCCTTTTTAAGGTCTGCAATCTCTTCATTTAGTGACTTAATTGTTGAAACAAGTTCACTCACTGCCTCTGTTACTGAAACCTTAATTTCGTCAACAGCTTTTACAAGCTCAGAATCAGTTGCACTAGCTTCAGCAACAGACTTTTCAACTTCAACGTCATCGGAAGCATCTTCGTCTGCAACATCTTCTGCAGGTGCTTCTTCTGGATCAGCAGACTTAACTACTGTTTCCTCAACAGCGTCAACTGCGTCAACTGACTTTTCTACGGTTTCTTCGGCAGGAGCTTCAGCAGCAACTTCTTCAGCTGCAACTTCTTCAACGGTCTCTTCTACTACTGTATTTTCTTCTGACACGTTGTTCTCCTCCTCTATATTGTTTTCTACAATTGACGCATTATTGTCAATCGCTGTTTCAGACGTTTCGCCTGAAGTCTCTGGGGTTTCGGAAACGTCATCAGATTTAGCTAGGTCTGTAACACCAATAAACTTATTTAAAAGTGACTTAACTGTCATAGCCTTCTCTGTATCCTTTGTCTCTACGAAACCAATATTCTTCATGCTAACTTCACATGAAGGGCAACTTGAATCTTCAACTTCTGAAAGTCTGACGAGACCGTCATTCTCACACCAGTAGACATTTTCAAGATCTGCTTTTGCAATTATACCATCAATTTGAGCATCTTTATCAATCTTCTGAATAGACACAACATTTGCAAATTGATTTGCAGGATTGTCTACTAAAGATAGCTCTTGAAGTTCATAATCTTTTACAATTCTAATTGTTTTTTCAACATTCTCATCCCAAGAATTTTCTGCTTCTTTAATTACTCCGCCAATTGAAAATCCTGTTAGAGTTCCGTCAAGAACTTTTTCCCAAGTATCTTGAGCACCCTTAGAAATGTAAGCATCTACATAAACACCATTATATATTCTATCTGTGCTCTTGTCAAAAAACTTTTCTTGTCTAAAATTAACTACCTTGCCAACAGCGATTGGCTGGTGCATTTCTCTTAAATTTCCACGGAACATTTCAAAAGCTTTGATACTAACATCTGTAGGAACAATGTCAGATTGCTTGTCAATATTATCGAGCGTGGCAAATCCAGAAACGGTTCTACGCTCTTCATCTATTTTGGCGATTGGCATAGATAACTTGATATCATCGTTATCTGAAGTCCAATGAGCCTTGTTTAAAGCAGACATCTTATTCCTATTATATATGTATTTTTTATATGTTTATAACATTGTTATATTATAACACTGATCTTCCTTCTCCACCAGGATTTCTTCCTGTTGTGGTAGAAGTTGAATCAGATGCTTCATTAGTTCTTTGTTGATCTCTTTGTCTTGTTCCAGCCATCTGAGCGTTTTGCTCTGCACGTTGTTGAGGGGTCATAACTACTGGAGTATCTCCTTGCGGAATTACTGGCAATCCTAATCTTGGTCTAATGTCATTTGGAACTACAACCTGTGCTCTTAGATATCTTTCATCAATTTGACTTTGAGTATTTTCATCTGTAAGAGTTAGTTCGTTAAACTTTAACAAAAGAATATCCGTCTTTTCTTTAATAAGCTTATTGATTGTTTTTTCTAAATTCTTTTGAGAAGGTCTTGCAACCTGTTCTTTAAAAGTTCTATCTGAAACAAGTGCAGATGCAATTGAACTTCCAGGATCCGATCCTACCTTAGAGATAGGAACTTGATGTGCCATAAGAATGTCATGAACATTTGAAGTTCTATACTTATCAAATGATCCTTCTTGAATACCATTTTCAACTGGCTCCATTTTAAATTCAACCTTGTTGTCTGCAGCATCGCCAGGGAGTGGAATGTAAAGTGTTCTATGATTCTGTCCACGAAGACCAGACTGCAGGAATCTAAACAACTTATCTTCTGCATCAGAGGAAAGCTTTGCACCCTTTAAGGTAACAATATATCTTGGGACAGCCTTATTTTCAAAATAATCAATATTATATCTTGCAGCAAGTTGATCTCCAACAACAGAAGTTGCTGCAGAAACTACATCTGGAACACCATAGTATGTGTTCTTTGGACTGTACTTTTTAATGTGAATTAGTTCATTCGGTCTTGGATCTGTGGTAACAGGATTCACTGTTTTCTTATCTTGAAAGTTTTTAAAATAAACTACCCTTTGATTTACAATTTGAACATACCCATCACGAAGCCTTCTTACACGAACGGTTGTTGCTGGAATGTGACCAATGTAACCAATCTCCCCAGTATTCTTTCTACCAATTTCAATGTAACCATTTCCAGTTGCTTCGTAGTCTGTCATAGCTTTTTCAAGAACGTGAGTAAAAGTATCTTCATCATTTAATTCTTCTAACCAGTTAGTTAGTTCAGACTTTGCTCTTTCAACTTTTCTCTGTGCTCTAACTCTCTGGTTTACATCTTCAATCTCTTCAATCCTTGCCTTAACAATGTCAGACATAATAAAGTTGTATCCAAGACCTACTGTGTTTGCAACTTTTGCATTAATTGCAGCATGGTTTGCAAAAGAGTTATCAAAGAAGAATGCTAGTTCATCTAAATTGTACGGTGGAAGAACTACATCAAAAAGACCATAAGCTGTGGTGATATCTTGTTCTGGAAACAGTTGCTTAGACTTAGCACCATCTTGACCCGTGTAAGCCTTACTCATCCTTGTTATTCTTCTTTTAAAGTTTGCGTCAATTCCATCAAAACTTTTTACAACATCTGCTTCAAATAAGAAGTCGTCAGTCTTATTTGCAGAAGGCTTGTTTTTATCTAAATTATCTAGTCTTGCAATAGTCTCAGTCATCTCCATGAGTCTTCAGCCCCTTTGCAGCATCCATGAAAGCACCAGTGTCAAATTCGTCTGGAATATATCCTTGTGCCATTCTGTCAATCTGAACAGAATGTTCTTCTTCAGTAATTCTTGTAACACCTGGCATAAATACTGCCTTTCCAGGACCAGCTCCATAATGTGCTGCAGCCTGAGTAATTCTATTAATTGCACTAATGTCGTATTTTCTGGCAGGAATGTTCATAAAACTTCCATCTCCATCTCCAAATACTTTTCCATTTTCCATTTTCCAAACGTATAAACCATGCTCAGAAGTATTTTCTACTACCTTTACCTTTGGTTTGTTTGGCATTTTTTGTAAGCCTTCTATATAATCCATGACAACATTGTACCATAAATTATTGCTTAGATCAAATAAGTATCCCAGTCTATGCCATTTAAGATTACAACAGAGTCGGATGTGACATCTACTATGCTATTGTCATTTGCAATACCTGAAGAAAGACCTGCATATGTGTTAAATAGGGTTTTTCCGTCCAATGAAAGAACTGTTACCTCTAGAGACTGTTCATCTAAAGCTTGTCTCCAAGTGGCGGAAGATGACCAATAATTCCATATTTCATCATCAATAACATTCCACTCGTCATAAATAGTTAGATTTTGTTTAATTGGATTTAATTCCATAAAGCTTGCTACGTTGTCAACCTTTACACCTGAATAAATTTCTATCTGTCCA